ACATGAAGAGATGCTAGTGGTTTAGAAAACCTCTCACCACAAGCAGGATCTGATAGTTTACCTGGTTTATGTCCAAACACATGGAAACCAGGGTATGCAAGTTGATCATACAACTCACATGGTCCTACCTCTGCAGATAGTTTCTCAATAAGTATATCATATAACCACGTAAGATGTTTCTTCAGCACTGGATTCATCAGTGCTGCGTGCTTATGATACTTACTATTGCTAGTGACACCTTCCATATACGTGACGGCACCACAAGTGTAGAAGTCTAGAGGTTCTGGAGCTCTTCTGATCCAGGTCTTCTCTAACTTGTCTACTGCTTTTACAACTCTCTTGGACTGTTCATCATCTAAAATATCAAGGTATCCAAGTCTCATATTACATCGTCAAGAACGTTTCAATAATTCCTTTGCTGGAAGGCAGCATATCAGTGAGTGCTTCCATATGCTCCTCACTCAGTTGATCAAATCTTTCTAAGAACTCTACTGCTTGTTCGATAGTCAGTTCCAGTTCAGTGTCATCATTGAAGAAGTAAGTAACTGGATTGGTGTTCTCATTTTGGGTCTGCTCAAGCACAGATTCCAAGTAGATCAGACCTTCAAACTCCTCGTTCTTGCTGCTGCTAGAAGAGTTCTGAGTTGCAATTGTCTGGGAGAGTTTCTTCTGACGCTCCTTTGCTTTCTTCTGATAGTCAGCTGCCTTAGCACGAGCGATAGTCTGGATCTCAGACTTGCGGTTTCTGTTACGCTCATCGCGTTCTTTCTTCTTAGCGACCTTACGCTTTTGTGCGATGAACTTATACGCCTGCTTTGTGTTATCACCACTGCTGGCGTTACCTTCTGCTTCTAAGATAGTTTCTTCAGACATTTTCTTTTTACGTTTAGCAAGACGTTTGATAAGATTACGAGCGGTTTTGCTCCTACCATCTATGTAGGTAGGATCGTTTCTGCGCTTGACAAATTGCTTAGCAGCAGATTCCATTTTCTTTCTTTTCTTAGTCTCCCTCTTTGACATTTTGAGGACAGGATCAAACCCAGCAATAGCACCTGCATTTGTTGTAGGTGTATTGATTGGTCCCACATTTGTGATGCCAGCTGAGCCCATCATAACTTTTCCAACTCCTCTAAAATGTTTGGGTTGATAGGAATTTTCCTAAGACTAGGTGTATCTTGTTCTGGATATCTATCCAGGAACATCATGATAGTTTTGATATCCGACCAATACTCTTGCTCCATCTTGTAGAACAGTAGTAGTGGTGCAGCATCGTTGAAAACATTATATACGATGATGATATGATTCAGCAATAGACTGATCTTTACATCGTTGCCTTTGTGGTACTTTTTGAGAAGGCGCTTTATGTATTTAAAGCGCCTTAAGTCCTCAAAGAAATCCTCTTTAGTTGCTGCTTGAGGATTGTCATAATGTTTAATCGCGAATAGAAGATAGTTATCTTCGGTCAGTTCATCAAACAGCATCTATTCATCAACTACCGAAGGTCAGAGTTGCAGCACCATCGGAGATTACTTCTTCCGTACCACCAGCAGAGGTGATCTTGACTCTAAACTTAGTGCCGTCCAGAGAATTGTCAGCGAGAGCACTGTAAGCAAGAGTTGCGGTCGTGAAGTCTGCATAGGTGATACCTGTATCAAGTCCACCAGCACCGCCAACGATGTCGGTCCAGTTCTGATCTTCACCTGCAAGTTGACGCTGCCAGACATATGCCAGTGCGCCAGGTGTACCAGTGGTGGTTGTAGTAAGGGTGTATGTACCAGCGCCAGAAGAGGAGGTGCTGTTTGCAGGTTGAACTGTGATGGTGACTGCGGATGCAACGTCTGCTGCGATCGTGTCGTCTGCCTGAGTTTCAGTTCCGTCTGGATCTGCAATGAATACTAACAACTCACACTTGTTACGGGTGTTACCGTGCATATCAGTGTAAGTATCGAATGCCCACCAACCTGGGGAGGTGATGCCACGGGATTTGTTTTCTTCCAGTTGTGCTTCTGTATTATCTACAAAGATAATAGTTTTGGTGTTTGAATCTGTAGCAGCAGCACGACCAGCCTTGGTCTTATTCGCGTTGCTGTCAGTCCTGCCGTATAAAGACATGAGGATTTACTCCAAGAATAAGTCTATATTTTATTTATAAAAGGGGGCACCTGCCCCCTTGATCATTCGCGGGTTGCAATTGCCGCTTTGACCTGCTCTAGAAGTTGATCATCGATATCAGTCTTGGTCAACTTGACTGCTTTGCCAAGGATATGAAGACAGATTTCGATTAGCTTTTCACCAAGTTCAGCGTCGTCAGGAATCTTGGCGATAGCAGCATCAACAATTTTCGATGCCAGTGGGAGTAAGAAGGCAAGCATGGGTCTATTTCATTCACTACAATTTATATAGCAAACTCCTCCTCCCATTTAACAATTTCTATACCATTTCTTTGTAGTTGTTCAAGACTATAATCGAAAATAACAATGATGCGGTCATGGGTACCATTATGTTGCGCCCAGTGCTTGTCATTGTCGTGAAATGCGAAAAGGTTACCAACTTCCCATGACCGTTTTCTGCCACGGACTGAGAGCCATGCGCCAGGATCTGTAACAACAGGAAAGTGTAACCTGAGTGAATCGATATCACCATTGTGAGGATTAATCTTGGTGCCTGGTGACAGGCGAGAGATAGTAGCAGACTTGAGAAGTTGTTTCTCGATGTCTTCCTCTAAGTATTTAAATGTTTTAGGGCAGTTTTTAATAAAACTTTGTTTAATTAGTGGTAGCACCTCACGACAACGTTCCGTTGTTGTGTTGAACAACTTCGTAAAGGTAACCATCTCACTGAGTTCAAAGTCTTCCTCAGTTGCAGTAGATCCAACACAGTCAATAGGAAATGGAATGACCCTCCAGTCACCATCCCACAACTGCACTCTACCTAAATTCCGATCATCAACCCACTTGTCCAGTCTCCATTCTTCTAGGATCTGCTGGTTAGATTCTACAAACTGTAGAACCTCTGGGATGATGTCCTGGTAATTACTTTTAAGATTACGAAAAGAGGACAACCCCTCAAGGATGTCCTCCTGCCAAATTTTCCTCATCTATGAGCAATTCTTAGTTCCATGTACTGGACACTCTACACCTTTATCGGTGTGATTGCAAGCCTCTTTCACCTTTTCTTTTGGTGCCTTTGGCATCTTCTTATCACCTTGACGCTGACCATCGGGTTCTTCCAGTTCAGGCATTACCTCAACTGGACCCTTTACTTTTTTTCAGCGATCTCCTGTCTCCAGTTAGAGAAGGTGTTTTCCTTCTTCATCTTCTTCGCTTTCTTAGCACCGTAACCTTCTTCTACGTCCTCTTCCTTAACACAGTTAGGAACCGAACGACCGTTCTTCATCTTGGTGCCCTTCGCCTTGTAACCATCCCAGCAAGTATCAGCGCCCACGTTCTTACGTGCTTGCTTCAGACTACCTTTCTTCTCTTCGAGTTCTACCTCTTCTTTCTTAGCAGTCTTAGCTGCTTTCTTAAAGGCATCCTTGGCAGGATAGTCTTCGTCGCCTGGTTTTGCAGGTGCTTCACCACGCTTTCTCTTAGCATGGATGTTGGCATAGAGACCCTTCTTCTCGTCGAGTTCTTCAGTCTCTTCCTTCTTCATCTTCTTACCCATTGCCTTAGCAACAGCACGACGACGGTTCATCAGATAAGAATCAGATGAATCCTTATCACCATCGTTGTCTACATCACCGTCTTCCTTACCGACTGGATCGAGTTTCTTCTTCTCGTCGATGACATCCTTGTCATGGTTGATGACATGCTCATGCATACCTTCTTCGAGAACGTTCAGAGATTGAACTGGTACATCCTGCTCCAGACCATGCTCGAACATAACGTCATAATGACTGACGTTACCCTGCTCATCCAAGGAATGCATTTCCTTAAGGCAGTTACCTTTGCCCCACTCAGCGTGCTCAACCTTAGTAGCACAAGAATGCTTGACCTTTTTGATCGTAGGCTTACCTTCGGTGCCTGCAGGTTCAGCAAGTTTCATGCCAGGTGCGTCACCGCCACCTACGCCATCAGCACCAAGACCTTTGATGTCTTTGTTTGCCATCTTGGCAGACTTATCATAGCGCCAGGATTCTTTTCTAGTAAGAGCGTCTGCCGCTGCTAATACGTACTCGTTGTTTTCCATCTTATCTTTTTTGGGGTCGGTAGGAATAGTTTGTTTTACCTTAATTTTAGAGAAGGGTTGCTTCTTTTCACCTGGTGTCATTGACTGAAGATACTCACGGTATGCATCAGTGCCAAACTCAAATACTTCTTTGATGTCCTTAATCCATGATCTAAAAGTAGTCTCCTCCGCAGTCAAGCAGAGTACATAGTTTGGACCACGACGTAGAATCTTTCCGACTTGTCCGTCTTCGGTCAAAACCCACTCACCTTTCTTATATATCTCATTACGATAAAACTTATCACGAGTGACGTTTTCTTTTGCCACTTGTGCTCGCTTGTGGAACTCGCTAAAACTACCCATCAAAATCTAATAGGACCATGTTTTATTTATGGCATCAGACTTTTTATCTCTTTCATAAGATCTCTAGCATCCTTGTCAGACAACGCTCTAGGAATACCTGCGCGGAATGATTTGAAGTCACCAGCGACTGCTGCTCTCCTCATCTTAGTTCCAGAAATAGCAAAGGTGTCACCATCAGCGTCACGTTCACCTGATGATATGATCTCCATCTTGCGGAACTTAAAATCCTTACCATTATATTTCTTGACCCACTGCATTGCTTGGACACGATCAGATCCAACTACAAGATATACATCATCAAACCCTTCTGCTTGCAGTTCTTGAAAGATAGGAACCAATCCTTTTGGTTCTGCTGCACGTATCTTGCTTGCAAGTTTAGGGAACATCTTCTTTGCATAGTGTACCTTCCTACTCACAGGAAGAGGATTAGATCCCTTCTTATCTTGGGTAGCAGAGAAGTAAATATACCACTGACAACTGCCTGCTTTGCTAGCAACTGCCTCAAAGTTTTCTTGGTGACCAATAGTTGGTGGTTGGAATCTACCGAACGTAAAGTAGACACATTTATAATCTACTATTTCCATTGCTTGTCTACAGTGAAGTTGTTATAGGAGAACTCCAAACGGTTCACGAGTTTAATCATGTCACCATCAAGATGAAGTACATAACCCTCAGGGTTAGTTACTTTATAACCACCTTCCTGCTTTACAAAATACTTGATTGGACCCTGACTTTCTACACGATCCAACTCATCAACAATAAGTTGTTTGTTCTCTGCGATCTTTCTATATAGCGTCAGCATTGCACGGAACTCACGCTCATGGTCCTCAAGATATTTGAGACCCTCGTACATCAACTCACGCTTCTTAGTTTTTGCTTTGTCAGATTTTACTTTGTCAATCTCCTTGTGCATCTTGTCATAGTAGAACTGACCCAACTCTTTGAGGGTAACTCTAGAATCCATATCAACATTTCTCTGGTCTCTAATCTGACTATTGAAGAACTGTTTTACATATGATGCAACATGGAACTTGAGATCTCCAGTCTTGCCCATGTTAGAGACAAGATTATCCAAAAACTTACCACAGATACCACACATTCTGTGGATGATACCGACATTGATCTTGTACTTAGTAAGAACTGATTGTCCTACAGCAACATCTGCAACAGGAGTATCATTCTCAAGTAACAATACCTCAGGCAGATCATTATTCTGAGGAACATTAGCACCTGCCAATGCTCTCATAGTGGAGAAGTTATCTCCCTCATAGTGAGTGTGGAAGACGATACCAATCTTTGACTGAATACATTTACGTCCCAGTTCATGCTTAGTTGGAATGGCATAGGTCAGAGTGTTTGCAGTAAATGTGATGTACTCTACACCATCGATTACTTTTCTTACCTTCAGTTTATCAGTAAACAGGATATCACCCTGCACAACACCATCAATCTTTAACTGAGAGAAGTATCTCAAGGCAGTCTTCAGAGTGTCTCCAAGACCACCAGTTCCATATAAGTTATCTACCTCTTCATAGTTGAATGCAATCTTCGGAGATCCAACATTGAATGCAGATTTGTTTGCAACGAAAAAGTTTCCTGTCTGAGGATCTGTGCCGCAAACAACAGACGGAGCACCATCCCATTTTGTTTGTAAGAAACCTGATCCCTTCTTCTCGCCAAGCATGTTGAGAAGTTCTTGCATGAATCTGACTGCTGCATGGCATCCTTCCACGCCATAGTTCAGCATCTCATCTTCTAAGTGTTCTAAGTGTTTGAGTTGAGTTATATTTGCCATCAGATCCAAGTCCACTTTGAACGACCACCAGCAGAATAAATGAATATTCTGGTACCAGGAACACCAAGGTCAGATCTCTTGGTGTCAGATCTAGCCATGAACACTGGTCTAGTTGCTCCAGTCATCAATTCGTTTTGGTGAGATGCACTATCGCTGTAGAGGTGAGTAGATCCAGTGACCAATCTATACTTGTCACCCTGACGCTGTATTCTCTGTGGCGTCCCCTGGATAACAAACTGTACAGATTCAGAATTGTAATTACCTCTAGCATAACTGGGTCCGTAGATTGCTTCGATCTTCAGATTTCTATCTTCGATCTCTCTACCGACATTGACACCACCACCTGCAGCAGAAATGCCATTGGGATACATCTGCTTTAGATCAG